CCATAATAAATTTTATCATTTGATTTATAATTATTAATCTCCACACCATTAATTAACATTCCAGTTGTGCCTGGAATTGTTACTTGTCCAACTCCACTTGTAATATTTGTATTTAATGGAAATTTTTTAAGTACCTTTTGAGCACCAATTTGATTAGATCTTTGAGAGTAAATTGTAAATGTATGAGTACCAGTTGAAGGTCCAAATGTCAAATAATTAGATCCACCAATAAATGATCTGGAAGAATACAATCTAATTTTTTTCTTATCTGCCGATTGAATATAAACATAATAACTACCAGTCTCTAACCCAACCAAAGGACTCAGTTCTGGTTGATAATAAATTCTATCACCATTAATAAAATTAACTGGATCGCCAAATGTTATGGTTGAATAAGTACCGTCACCAATAGCATCTTCCAATATTCCAACTGTACCATTACTAATTGATGCAGTATTAATATTTTTTGTTATTTGATATGTGTATGGAATTGATTTATTAGTTTGATCATTAGAAGGTAATGAATTTGAAGCAACATATACATAATTTTCGTCAGTATATAAATTTTGTATATCAGATAGTACAGTATTATTTCCAAATTCAATTGGAACTATAGAACTACTTGCTGTATTAATTTTTCTTCTTAGATCATATTTTGCTCCAGATATTGCAGTAAAACCACTATTATTATCTAAAGTAACTGAATTGTTAACTGAATTTTGTAATTTGCTAATATTCGAAATATATGGTACATCTTGATTAAGTGATACTACATTGTTAGTATCTCTCTCCACAATCTCAATTCTATCACCAATCTTTAAACTTGACTTATCAATTGAACTGGTTAGTGTAAAATTCCCATTCTCAATCTTTTCTATTTGATATCTTGAACTAGTATTATATAACCAAGAATTTGCAAAAATTTCTTTATATGTTTTATTCTGTTCTGGATTTTTAATTAATTCTCCAAGATTTTTAACTGAAATTGTATCACCTTCACTCACATTTAAATTGTCAGATACTTGTACAAATTTTGATAATACTCCAGTAAGTCTCAATTCAACTTTTTTAGTAGTATCTCCATCTTCATAACCAAAATAAATTTCGTCAGATCTTATATTATCTGTGGAGGAAATTTCTTCTTTAATTCCACTACATCCAAAAAATTGATTAATACTTTTACTTGTGTAAGTAATAATGTTGTTTCCAGATATAATTGTTCCTTTTTCTGGAAATGAAATAGTAGAATCAACAGAAATTATGGAAGATCCTACCAAAACATTTTCTAAACATTTTGTATTTGGTGTAATTGTAAAATTTCCCTCAACTGCAGAAACATCGTCATATCCAACAAACAATGAAATTTTAAAGTATTGCTTATTATTTCTGGTGAATGGTTCTATTTCAGATACTGATGCACTTGTAATATTATCAACAGTACCATTAATATATTTTTTAATAGTCTGCCCCACTAACTTAGCAGGATCTCCAGATATTGTTTCTGCTATTACAACTTCTCTCCTAATAAACCTTGCAGAGGATGGTTTAATTAAAAAATCTTCTAAGTTTACAACCTTAGGAGTTACTCCATACAGAATGTTAAATAAAATTCGAAATGATTCATCCGTTCCTTTTGCCTGATAGAAAGATCTGGCATTTTTTATAAAATTGCCGATATTTAAATCTGAAACAAAATCAGCATTCTCTAACCCTGGAGTTAATGTTATTTTTAACTTTTTATAAAATTCTTTCAAAAATAAAGAACTGAGATTTTGTACAGAAGATCCTGAAGTATGTGATTCACGTTTAGACTCAGAAAATACCAATTCTTCTGAATTTAAATCTGCATGATAACTTGTGATACCACTAAATCCACGAACACAACCAGTAAATGTATTTGTGGTTATTCCAGTATATGTGATAATTTCATCATCAATTTTTAAAAGTCCATATTTTTGAGGAAATCCTTTAGTACTTGTTACTGTAATGACTCCAACATTATCAGTAATGTTTGTACTGAGGATAACATTGTCTGCAATAATTTCTGGAGTAAGGTTATCTAGTTTTAAATATTGATCTAAATTTTCTACAATATCTACAGGACCACCCTGGTATTCTTGGGAAATATAATATTGCTTTAAAAATTCAACAGCATTCGGACTTTCATCCAGTATAAATTCTGGAAGTTGATTCTGAACTATTTGCTGTACTTTAACTCTAGATTCAAATCCAGTCCCTACCATCTTATGCTCTTATTAAATTACTGTTTGGATAACTTGACGTATAAAAATCTCTAGACAATACTGTTCCAGATATCTCATCGCCAGAAGCAACTACGTCTCTCACCATATTTATTGAACTTTTTTCGATATTAAAAACTAAATATAAATCTTTCAATCCAATAACATCATTTGATTCTGGGAATGCCTGAATTTCGATAGTATCATTTGGTAAAGATGTTGAAATGATATTAATTGTTCCCAATTTAATTTCACCTCTTATATAATCTACAGTACCTGCAGACTGGACAAGAATTTGCGTTTTCATCAAATAGGTAGTACCAACACCAGAAATCACAGTATATGGTTTCACGATTGAAATTATTCCATTTCCAGTTAGATTTCCTTTTGAATCTTTAGATGGAGTATCAGTTAGATATACTGTATCTGATTGATTTGGAATTTTAAATCCGGTAGACTTTATATTATATCCTTCAGGATTAATGTGAAATTTGTTACCAAAACACAATTCATATTGTACAAATTGATTTGATATTACTTTAAGATCTCTTCTTATTCTGACCTTAGTGATATTTGATGTTATTGAGGTGTCAGTGTTATCAATAATTTGAAGAACCTTACTATACTTAAATCTTCCACCAAATTTATTAAAATCTGATGAATCTGAATATTTTTCTAAGGAATTTGATACTTTAGTTTTTAAAGAATCTACAGAAGATACCTGAGATGTGTTATAATAAATTGAAGAATCAATCTCAACATATAATATCTTAAGATCAATTATTTTTTGATTAATTCCAGAAATACTATATTGTTTTAGTTTATTTTTGATCAATTCCTTATTAAAATCGGATACATAAGTTCCATTTTTTGGTTTAATACTTATAACAACAGTTCCATATTCTGGGGGATCCAATTCCTCACCGCCAACAATAGCAACAGATTCTGTATCTGAATATATTTTTTTAATAATTACTTCATAATCTCTTGCAGTTACTGCTCTATACTGTGCAGAATAAATTCTTGGTGCAAAATATTTGATTGAATTGATGTCCTCAATTTCCGCACCATTTTGAGAAGATTGATTTGTGGTAACAGATACTGTTCCCAAAGTTATTGGTTGATCTGAAGATGATCTCAAATTTCCTTGAAAGGAAAAGTTGGAACATCCATTTCCTTCTTTTCCATTAGTTACAATATAATTAACTGTTATAACGGTATTATTTTCCAGTTTTTTACCAAATCTTCCATCACCAAATAGAAGTTCATACTTTTCATCTTGAACTTCTTGTATTAAATAAATTTTAGATTCTGAATCAATGTTCAAAATATTTTCAACTAATGAATACTCCGAACCAAGTCCACTATCATCAATACCTTTAACATAAACTGAAATTGTTGAAGTATCAATATTTGGATTATCTAAAAGAAATCTTTGATCCAAAGATCCGTCAACAACAAATTGTTTTGTTAAAAATGTTCCTTGATAAACTGTAATACTAGTAAAACCTACAGTACCTACAGTACCATTTTTTACTACTGGACGAGTAATATTTTCTGGTACTGAAAAAGTATATGATGTATTATCTGCGCTTCCAACACATACTAAACCCGCCTTTAAGGTGACTGTTGGTGTTGTTGAATCAGTTGAACCACTAAATGATACAACTGCCTTAGAGCAGTTTCTGGAGCGTGGTACATAACCAATATTTCTTGCAAGTGAGACTACATTTTCTCTTAATGTTGCAGAATCCAAAAAGGATTCATTCACAATCATATTTGAGTTGAATGCTGTAATATATGTGTTATATGCTAAAGTATCAATTAAGACAGAAAAATTAGACCCTTCAAAGTCAAAATCCGTGAATGTAGAGTTAGCACGGAGATAATCTTTGATAGATGTCTTTATTTGATCAAAATCTAGATTTGTAAATTTAGTAAAAGGCATTTTATCTGGTTGCCTCTAGTAAGAATGTAAATTGCTG